TTTTTGTGATTATCACAAACATGTTAATACAACTCTTAGACCACAAAAACACTTTAGCTATGAACCAGGCATATACACGACTGAATTTATTATTGACAGGTATACAAAAAATGATTATATTTCATTCATTAACACCACGCATAATATTAATTTATTTTCATTATTTCAACAAAATTCTATGGATGATTTTTTTCCATTGTTTAATAAAAATGTGAAGGAAATAATATATTATAAAGAACCTAATAACTATGATTTTGAAATTACATTTTCTAAACTCATTTAGCTAGCTCCACTTTGTTATTGTATAATAAATATAAATTTTCACTTGTTTATATTTATTCTATATTTATTCATTTTTCATACATTATATTATTATGGATTATGATTTGATGGATTAAACATTCCTATTCCTATTCCTTGAGCATTGACACCATTATAAGTATTATTCAACTCGTGTTGACTTTTAATATAAGCAGCGCTTGCTACAAATATAAATTTTCCGGTAACTACGACTGGTCCGCCCGGGAGATTTGTATCTGTGTATCGAGCGTACCAATGCCATTCGATATACGCATCTTCTTTTGGAGATTCTGGTCCATTAGTAATAGTGCACATATAACGTTTATTAATAGTATTACCCACACCACTGTCACGTGAACAAAATCCGAGCCTTCGACCACTGTCTTGAACTTGACACACACTAGAATCGTGATTTGCGAACAAGATTGGGCATTCTATAACTGGTGGGAATTCTACGCTATCTTCAGAACATTCATATAACGTGTAAGTATAAAAATTTTCGCCACACTTGCTGACTGGATCGGAGGGGGGTGATACATTAATACACGAATTCGTGGTAATAGCATATGAATAATATAATATTGGTTCTCCGGTTAATGTAAATGGCCTATCCGGGAGAAGGGGTACTATCTGATAATCTAAATAAAAAGTCGAACTGGGTCCTATGGGACCGATTAAACCAGTTGCTCCCGTTGCTCCCGTTGCTCCCGTTGCTCCCGTTGCTCCCGTTGCTCCCGTTGCTCCCGTTGCTCCCGTTGCACCTGTTGCGCCTGTTTCACCGGTTGCTCCTGTTGCTCCTGTTGCGCCTGTTGCTCCTTGAACGCCTGCTGGTCCTTGAGTGCCTGGTTCTCCTTGAACACCCTGCGGTCCCGTCGGACCTGTTATACCTGTCGATCCAGAAGAATTGTTACACTTTTCTTCACATACGGTTTTACAACATAACTTATTACCTAAATATGAGTTATAACTTGTATACGTCGACATTTTATTATAATTAATATATATATATAATATTATTTAATTAAACTAAAGTATTATAAAATAAAAAGAAATAATATTATATATTAAAATATCAATTACTTTTAAAAAAATGAAACGAAAAATAAGATTAAATCATGCAGATTATAAGAAAATTTTAGCATATTATAAAATCGCTGTTCCGCAAGGAACTTCGTTTGCCGCGTTGAAAAAAAAAGCGGAAGACGCGCTTGTTAAAAAGATATGCAACTGCACCAAAAAACTAAAGAGCAAATTTAGAGAAACGAAAGCCATCGGCGTGTGCGCAGAAAGCGTCCTTAAAAAAAAGAATCTCATGTATCACCAATTTACGTGTAAAAAGCCGGCGCATTTTATCGCGAAATCAAAACGTCTTAATCCGCTGCATAAAACAACGAGAAAAAATATATTATAAGAATAATAATATATACAGGCGTCGTGAATGCAACAATCAAATATAAAATAGATTATTTAGTGTTGTAAAGATATGCTTTATATAAAAATAATATCATTGATAAAAAATACAATACAATTAATAATGTAGTATAATTTTTTAAAACTTGATAATAATAAATATATAATAAAATATAAAAATATTACATACTTATAATATATTACTCATATTACTCATATTACTCATATAACAACATGACAACACACACCATTCAACAAAATTCCGGCGAATCGGTATTTGAATCATATCAATCCGTTTTATCTTATATTATGGGTGACGCAAATGTTTATCAGCTGTTGGCAAAAATGGTAAGAGCTGATAAATATGTTTCTCATCCGGATGCAGAACAAGAGATTCTAGATACTGAACCAAATGAAAATATTATTTTAAATGATTCATCAGGAGAGACACACTATAAATTTTATTATGCGAAAACTAAAAAAATATACGACCCCTATAACTTATTCCAAATTCCTCATTCTCACGGAAACTGTCTTTTTTATGCATTATACATTTGCAGTAAATTTTTAAACCCGAATCATAGTTCATTATTTCCTGAAGAACTTATTCGAACCTCAAAATTTTTAACACACACTACATATAAAAAAGAAAAGTATGTAAAAGTTGGGAAAGATAAACAGTTGGCTTATAAATGTTTTGTTTATAATGATTTTATTATTATTAAAAATATGATTCGATTATTAAATGAAAATCCTGAATTACAAAAGGCGTTTAAGAAAGCGTGGTCAACGCTTACACCTACTGAAAAAAAAGATTACGATATTCCGAAAACCAAATTCACGTCTGACCAATTTATTAAAGAATTAAATGAAGTTTTTGATAATAAAATTGAAAATACCTGGAAAATGACATGGGATGTTGTTGAAATATGGGACGCACATAAAAGTAACACAATTCCTCCAAATAATACAGGAATTGAAGGTGCTACCGAAGGTGAAGTAAATAAATTAAAATACAAATTAACATCAAACGAACTTAATGCAGTTACATTTTTTTAAATGTATAAAAAATATATGTATAAAAAATATATGTATAAAAAATATAATGAATAAATATAAAACAATAACAACACTATATTATATATAATAATCGCATATATATAATATTTGCATATATCATAATTCAGCATTCATCATCATTAGTAAAAAAATGTATACCGAGACATATAATGATAAATATACGATATGCATCGGGAGGTCGCAAGAAGAGAATCAAACACTCGTTTCAAAAACAAAAAAAACGAATCAAAATGCGCTCTGGTTCCATGTCGGCAACGGGTTCTCAAGTCCACACGGAATATTGATTGACAAGTCGAAAAACACGGCGACAAAGTACGACAAGGATGCGATTAGTAGAACTGCGACGCTTGTAAAGCAGTATTCAAAGGAAGCTATTAAAAATTTGAATGCAGTTACTGTCGAATATATACCAATCAAATATGTTGAAAGCACCGATGTACCTGGTAAAGTTCATCTAAAAAAAACTCCAAACAAGGTTATTGTTTAGAGCGTATATGTCGCCGTAACAACTCGGCAATAAATGGTTGGATGGCATGTTAGTCGACAACGATTGCCTCCCTGTGTCCATGCAAATTCGTAAGTGCGAAACTGTTTGTTTGCGCAAACGCATATTTTGATTTTTTTGAATTTTCAGCGTAAATGTCTTTGGCGGAACGATTCGCCCATTCTTTCAATTCCGCGAATTCGTTACATGATGATTGTATCTCATTCTCAACGACGGATGGTCTTTCTTGTCTCAGCATATCCATCACTCTGAACGCAATGTCGGTTCCAGCATTTTGAACAGCAACCAATAAATCAACCATGCGACGACTGATGTTTGCATCGCGTTGAATTTGAAATATTCGTCTTTTGAAATGATTTTCTGTGATTTTTCTGCGCATATAATCCACGCGGAGTTTTTGTAGCGCCTCTTGGACTTCCATTGCTTGCTGCATATTAGGAATGTCATTGTGGCGAACATGAATGAGCGAAGCAATCCAATCGTATAAAGTACGAACCAATTTCTGATTCGTCACCCTCAGATTGTTACACTGGTCCGTTATAGTTCTTGTTAATCGCCAATCGACTTCGCGTCCGCACTGAATGTCAAGTGGGTCACGAGCCATTGCTCCGCCGCCGCCACCGCCACCAACAGCGCTACCTCTGTTTCGCATCCATTCCAAGTAATGCGGATTGTGTCCACGCTCTTCGATTTTGCCCGTTTTCCAAGACCACAGTTGCTTGCAAGAAATGCAAAACATTTGGTCGCATCCTTCCGTCTTTTGAATGTATATGCCGCATGACGGGCACGGTTTGGTATCGGTGCGAAGAAGGCGCACGGTTTCAACGTTGTCGGGATTGCAAACGTGTTGTTCGACTTCAACGGGTGTGGCGCCTTTTAACTCGTGGCATTGAGCACATGAATGTTTGCCGCAGGTTCCACATTTCCACGCCGACGAAACGAATCCGCGACATTCAGGGTCGCAACACTTGTGATGAAACAATGACTGGTCACTTACATCTACTGCAGCATTTACGTTCCCGTTTTCGTTTGCATTTTCTCCTCGTCTGATTCTGTGAAGTTCAGCATTGATTACATTCTTTCTCAAAACCAGTTCTCGAATGTGTCTGTTGATGTCTTTGATTTCACTTGTCAGGTTTTCGTAAACAATTTGGCGTTCAACAGCCGGCTGAGTGGCGGGAAGCATTGCAACTTGTTGTTGCAAAAGGATAGTCGACGTGTGTTTGCGGAGGTCGCCCTTGATGAATGCATCCGAGAAGTTTTGCTGAAGAAATTGTCCTGTCCATTCCGTGTTACACTGCATACATTTTGGTCTACTTACTCCTTCGCTTGTGATGAATGTCCTGTAACAAACGTTGCACGCTTCGTAATCACATGCCGCGCAACCAATGCGTTTTCTTCTTTTTTCTGTGTATTTTTCGCAGCACACGCCGCATGTGCCTGTTGATTGCGATGACATTTGATTTGAACTTTGTCGAAATAGTTGATTGATACGAAACTCTACGAAAAATATAATATATAATAAAAAAATCAATTTACATTTTCCATCGTTTATTTTTTTTCATATTTTATTTTTTTTCATATTTTATTTTTTTTCATATTTTATTTTTTTTCATATTTTATTTTTTTTCATATTTTATTTTTTTTCATATTTTATTTTTTTTCACATTTTATTTTTTTTCACATTTTATATTTTCACATTTTATTTTTTTTTTCACATTTTATTTTTTTTTTCACATTTTATTTTTTTTCATATTTTATTTTTTTTAATGGGGCGGCGGGTGATACAACCCGGCACACGTCGCCATCGCCGGAGAACACTGATATTTTTGTGTTTGTTTTTCTTGTGATGCTGTTTGTTTTTCTTGTAAAGCAATTCGTTTGACCTTTTCACTGAAGTATGTCTCGAATGGTACTGATATGTTCTTCACTCCGTTGAAAAATTTGTCTAGGTCAAATTGGATTGGGCAATTTGAAAGGATTTCGTATTCTTCTCCGTCCAATATATCACCGCCAAACCTAGCCACCGTCTTCCCAACGTAATTTTTGACCATTTCTCTTACTGCATTTGCCTCTTCTTTTGTAAGCATTTTCACTCTTCCAGAATATCGAACGTGTTCATCACCTGGATTCAGTATCACTCGGTAAGCGGGGGTAATGAATGATGAGGTCATTGTGGTATAATGGATGGCCGATGTTGAGAAAATATTATAATAATAAAAAAATCAATTTACATTTTTATTATTTATAATTATTTGTTATTTTTTATTCAAATAATCAAAAACAGAAAGTATAATTTCTTCTTGTTTGGTGAGTTTCTGAAACAGCAGGACTTCATCCACGCGGAGCTGAAACATTTTTCTGAAATGGTTTCTACATAAAAGTTGCACGCCTGTGCCAAGAATTTTTATATCACAAATAAATCCTCCTGGTTTTAGTATAATCTCATTATTTTTATTTTGACTCTTACTTTTATTCGTGTTGTTCGTAAGCGGAATATATCGCACAAATGCGCCATGATGAATATCTTGAAGCTCTTCGACATAACGATAATCTGACAGCTTTAAAAGCATGGATTCTAGATCGTCGTCTTCAAGTCCAATTCGCGTTAAAACATTATATTTGATGGTATTTATTTTATCATAGGATAGCTTGGATACAGACAATAGTTTATCACTTTCAATACTTTTTAAAAGCTCATCCACATTGATGTTATCGATTGTATCGTCATTCATTATATAGATGCATGAATATAATGAATATTTATATTATATTTTTAACTTTATTTTTTATATTAATTATTAAGATTCTTCTTCTTGTTCTTCGCATTCTTCTCCGTCCATACATTTTTCATCACTCGGAACCGCTTCTCCAACTTCTGAAGCCGCTGCAGTTTCACTTGAGAAATGTGCGGCGGTCACGGCGGATGCGCCGCTGGAACAAAGGGAACGAACTTGGTCTTCTAGCTGTTGCATTTTATCCTTCCACGATTTAATCTGTTCGTCTAGTCCTTGTACTTGTTCGCGCAGTCCATGTACTTGTTCATTTAGTACTTGCACTTCTTGTTTAAGGGCTTCATTTTCCTCTTTCAAAGGTATAACATTTTCAACAATGGATGCAAAGTTTGTGGTGTTCATGATGTTGTCAACAATTCCGTTGATAAAAGCGCCGTCATTCATTAACTCGTTCAAGTCACCGCTACCCGCCACTTCAACATCACCACCACTATTGCCATTTGAAGATTCCACCGCCACTAATCGTTCATCGATTTCTTTTAGCTGTTCAAAACAGTCGCCAATGCTGAGCTCGTGTTCGCTCAGTTTATTATCGTGAGTTTTAAACATGAGGAGCGGGTGAACGGGAATGCCGTAGAGTGGACCACCCGTTTTTACAGGCGGCGGAAGAGGTGGTAGTCCGGACGACGACTGGGGTCGAGCCATGGATTGTGGCGGAGGTTGCTGCGGTCGTCCTTTGGACTGCATTTGTGCTTGAGGTGTCGGGGCGCGCATTTGTCCTTGTACTTGTTGCGGTGGCGGCATGCGATTAAACTGTGGTTGTTGATGCTGCTGTTGAACAGATGGAGGAACGCCCGTTCGTTGAAGTATGCGATTTGCCGGGGGGGGCTGCATGTTTGTTGTCGGCGGTCCAGATGGTGCAGGGTTTGACCGACGGCGTCTTGCCGCTGATAATGCTGCGTTGCTACTCATATTTTTAATAATGTAAAATTTATATGAATAATAATTTATATAAATTTTACTAATAGTTTATTTTTATATTGTTTCCGCACTTTATATTTAATTTTACATTTTTTTATAAGCCACCATTTTTATAAGCCACCATTTTTCTAAGCCACCATTTTTATAAGCCACCATTTTTATAAGCCACCATTTTTATAAGCCACCATTTTTCTAAGCCACCATTTTCATTTTAATTACTTCATGACATTTATAGTCGTGTAGTTCAAAATCATCGATTGTATAATCGTTAATACTTTCCCTTTTTGTTTTCACCGTTATTTTCGGAAATGGATTGGGCGTTCTCGTTACTTGTTCATTCATCGCGTCCAAATGAGATTCATAAATGTGACAATTTCCTAAATAATATATGAATTCGTGCGCTTCGAGATCACAATGTTTTGCTAAAAGGTGGGTTAAAAAACTGTATGAAGCAATGTTGAAAGGCATGCCTAAAGCCACGTCTGCGCTGCGCTGAAACATGCAACACGACAGCTTGTTTCCCGATGTCACATTAAACTGCACTAAAATGTGACACGGCGGAAGTGCCATTTCGTCGAGCTGGCACGGATTCCATGCCGACATGACCATCCTCCTGGATGTGCGCTGCGCCGGGTCTTTCAAACATTTGATAATATAATCCAATTGGTCAACGCCCTGGCCGTCATATTTTTCGTCGCAATTCGTATACTTGGCATTGAAGTGGCGCCACTGGTGGCCATAAACCGGACCCAAATCGTTTTCGCGCAAATGCTCTAGTCCCCTACTGTCCAAAAATTCGCGCGATGCATTCCCGTTCCAAATGGTTACACCCTCTGCTTGCAAATGCGCATTATTCGTGTCGCCCCGAATGAACCAGAACAGCTCTTTCAAACATGTCTTCCATGCGACACGCTTGGTGGTTAGAATGGGAATCGCGTTATGGTCTAAAGAAAAGTGCATGGCTGCTCCAAACACGCACTTGGTGTTCCCGTTTCGACCCTGTTCCAACGTTCCTTCCGATAAAATGTCGCGAATCAAGTTCAAGTACTGCTCTTCTTCTGGGTTATTATTCGCACCAGTTGTATGAGGTTCATTTTTTGATAGGTTACAGATATTTCGCAACATTTGATTTTTAATATATGTATACGGTATTCTTTTATTTTTATATTATTTTATTTTTTATTTAACACATATTTATTATTTAGTTATAAAAATAATATGAATTAATGAATTAATTCATTTTTTAAAATTTTATTTCTGTTTATAAAACATACAAGTATTTTTATATTTTTACATATTAAAAATGGAAGATGTCGAAGATGCTATTTCCGATTCTACGAAAAGAACGGAAGGATTTTTCAAATATGTATTTAAAATGGGCGACTATGAACAGTCCGTGCTTATGAACATTGCGCAATACACGGTAATGGCGATTATACCCGTGATAATTGTCCTTTATGTGAATCATTATTATATTCCGGATGTGGAGGAAGAAAAGGGGACGCTGGTTATTTTAGCAGAAATGTTTGGACAATTATTTTTCATTCTTTTTTCCTTTTATTTTATCCATCGAATCATTTGCTATTTTCCAACGTACAGCGGTTTGAAGTACGGCGACTTTAGCGTAATTCAACTTATTCTCATTCTCTTGTTTATTTTTATTTCCATGTCAAAACACAAACTCGGTGCTAAAACGCTCATTTTGATTGACCGCTTTGAAGACGTGGTCG